AGAAGGTGAGATATGTTAAAATTAAATAAAAAACAAAAAGAAATATTAAAGAATTTAGTAAAAGGTAAAGGTCATTTTAAGACACCTACAACGCCAAAAGAAAAAAATGAAAATATTATAGAGGATATTGTTAAATTATATTTAAAGGGATTAGTAAGTTTTCAAAGAGAATACGATATTGATTGGGTTGGTCCTTCCAATGAACACCAAGTCAGATATAAATGGTATGCTATTACACTAGATAAAAAGAAGACTTTAAAAGATATTAAACAAGTATTAAAAGTAGGTGCATGTGCATAAAAAAACAAGAGAAAAAATTGATAAGATAGTTAATGTAACGTGGAAATGGACTAAAATACTATTACTTATTTTAATACTATTATCCATTGCATTTAGTTTAGGTAGATTTTATCCAAATAAATTAGCAGTTAAACGAGTTAACCATAATTTAGAAAATTATTACATAGTTAAAATAAAATCTTTGGATTTAAGAGAACCTGAATTTACGTATCATAATGATGTTCAATTTGTTCGGGCTATGCATAAGTGTATTGATTATATTAATTTTAGTTTAGAATATAAAAATAGAGTGCCTTATGAAATGATTATTGCTCAAGCTGCATTAGAGAGTGGTTGGGGTACAAGTAGATTTTCTATTGAAGGTAATAATTTATTTGGTATTAGAACTTGGAGTAAAGATGTTCCTAACTTATTACCTTTAGGTTTGTCTAAATGGCCAGGTTGGGGTGTAAGAATATTTGGTAGTAAATGTGATAGTGTAAAAGAATATGTTAGATTGTTAAATGAGCATTCTGCCTATAAAGAATTTAGAAAGGTTAGAGCAAAACAATTAGAACATGATAAATTGGATCCTTTGATATTGATTCAATTTATTGATAAGTTTTCTACAACCGAAGATTATGATAAAAGAGTTGCTTTAATAATTAAAAAAGTTAGAAAATTAGAAAATACTTATGCTAGTGATGAAAATGTAGGAACAAATGACAAATAAAAATAATAAAAAACCTGATGATGTATTATTACAGGAAGCTTTTAATGATGTTTATAAGCATTCAATTTTAATGGGTGTTAGATATAATTGGCAAATAATTGCTGCTACTTTGGTTGCTGTTGGTTTGAAAATTTATAAGAGTGTTTTAAAAGATGATGAATTTGTAGGTATGATGAATACAATTAGAGATAATATGGAAGATGTAAAACCATTTGATGATAAGAAGACATTACATTAGGAAAAATATGAAAGTTAATCAAAAAGAAGAAAAATATCAATTACTTGCAGATTGTATAAGGTCAGATCAGTTATCCGCAAGGCAAGTAAATGACCATTTAGAGTCAGATCCTGACTTTAAAAAATGGTACAAAAAGAGATATCTTAATAATAAATAATACTATGTTGTTAGCAATACTAACATTATTATCAGCAATTTCTATATCTGTAATAGCCGCAGGTTATTCGATTATAGGTTTAGCAACACTATTTGCAGGAGCAAAGGTAGCTATTATTGCAATGGGGTCAGCATTAGAGGTTGGAAAATTAGTTGCGGCCTCTTGGTTGTATCGTAATTGGAATAGTAATTTGCTACCTAGGTTAATAAAATGGTATTTAACAATAGCTATTATAGTATTAGTGTTTATAACAAGTATGGGTATCTTTGGGTTTTTGTCAAAGGCACACCTAGACCAAGTTAGGCCTTCTCAGGATAATTCAGTACAAATAGTATTAATAGATAAGCAGATAAATCAACAAGAGATAATTATTGCAAGGTCAGAAAAGACACTAAATTTATTAGATAAAGCATTAGAAGTTTATATTGATAAAGAATATGTAACTAGAGGTTTAAAAGAACGTAAGAAACAAAAGGAAGAACGTGATTTTTTAAATGATGAAATTAGAGTTGCAATGGATGTGATTGCTAAATTGACTTTAAATAAGAGTAATATAGAATTAGAACAATTAAAAATAGAAGCAGATGTAGGACCTTTAAAATATGTTGCAGAATTAATATATGGTGATGAAGCAAAAGACCATTTTGACGAAGCAGTAAGAATAATCATTATGGTTTTAATTTTTGTATTTGACCCATTTGCAGTATTAATGTTAGTTGCAGCTAATATTTCATTTAAACAAAGACAAATGCATAAGTCTTTAACAAAATTAGAAAAAGAAGAAAATCTATTAGATAGAATTGAAAGACAACGAATAAGAATTAGCAAATTAAGAACGAAGGAAAGAGATTATAAAACTTTTGTAGAAAAATTAGGGGCAAAAGAATTATCAGAACTAGATCCAGATGAAATTAGGTTGAAATTAGATCAGATTATGGATTGGAATGAAAATGAAAAAAAGAAAGAGGATGTAGATAAGGGGGACAGAGGATAATGGAGGCGTATAGTTGGCCATTTTATACAGTACCAGTAGAGTATATTAAACACTATCTCCTTATAATATTAGGAGTTTTTGTTGCTATTCCATTTTTATTTAGTATAACTTATACAACCTTTGGTTATATAATAAATTTTGTTTGGGCTGATTGGATTTTTATGAAATGGTTACAAAAAAAAGAGTTTGAAAGACTAGAAAAAGAGCGATTAAAAAGAATGGATGAATTTAGAGGTGAATAACAATGGATAGATTAATTAGTAATGCTGAACGTATGTGTAAGAGTGCTAATAGTGATATATTTAAAATTTTATGGTTTAACATATATAAAACGTTAGTTATTAAATATAAAGGTGAAACTGAATGGAAACGGAGATTACAGTAAAGAATAAATAGAATTATGATAAGAGAAGCACTAATAAAGAAACTAGAAGGTGAAGTCGCTAAACATGAAGCGAATATTACTACTTATTTAACTAGTCCTATTTCAACAATAGCAGATCATATTGATCATGTTGGAACAGTTGAAAAGGAATTAGATAAATTGTCTAGTGCAAAAGGTAAATTAGTTACATTAAAAAGAATTAAGTAATTGACAATGCCACAATATACATTTGAAGATACCAAAAATGGTAAAGAATTTGATTTGTTTATGACGATGGATAAAAAGGAAGATTATCTAAAGAATAATACACATATTAGGCAAGTAATATCTAAAGTCAATATTGTTGCTGGTGTGTCAGGAATGAGTTACAGGCAAGACCAGGGTTGGAAAGAAGCGTTATCACGTGTTGCAGAAAAACACCCAACAAGTGCTCTTGCAAAAGAAATGGGGACTAGATCACATAAGCAGATTAAGACACAAGAAGTACTTAAAAAGCATAGAGCTAGACGAAATGCAAAAAATAAATAGAATAGTGGAGAGCGAGCAACTGAAATGCAAGGGTTTTATATCTACGTTGAGTAGGTCAATCCGCTCATTCCACAAACAAGTTAAGGCAGGACGTACCTGCTTAGGTAAGTCCTGCTTTCTATTAGTAGTTGCAGGACTACTCTTAACTAATTGTTCACAATTTGCTTTACTAACGACTGGCGGTGGGCTAGTACTGACTAATAATGCATATGTAAAGACTTTCAATACTATTGATTTAGTAACTATTGTGAGTACAAAATCAGATATTAAAACACATGCATATAATTACATAGTTAAACCGACAAATGAACATATAATCGTACCTACTATATTAACAGTACATAATGCAAAAACATTGGTTTTGCCTGATAGGCAGTATACAGATTTACGATTAATAAATTTTATATACCCAAAAAGTAAACCTATATTTACACCAAAGGGGAGGAAATAAGAAAATGGCAGATGATATACCAGATTTCATGCGTGAATTTGATACTAACATTGATTATGGTTTTACTCCAGTTGCAGCTAAACCAGCAGAAGATACAGGCGGTAGTGCTAATTTAGAAGTAGCGAAGGTAAAATCAGATGTAAAAGATATCAAATTAATGATGAATGAAATTATGCAAATTGTTGAAGAAAAGGGATCTATTCAAAAAGAACTAGATGATTCAGATGTGAAGGGTAGATTTAAAGAAATTGAAAAGATTGTACTACCATTTCTTTATAATCTATCAAAATCCAATGAACCTTATATACATTGGCCTAATAGAGGTCCAATTATTAAGGCACAAATGGACAAATTATTACAATTAACAAGAGGAAAATAAATGCGATTAAGCAAAAACTTTACGCTGAAAGAGCTAATTAAAAGTGAAACAGCCACACGTAAAGGCATCAATAATAATCCGAACGAGGATCATATTGAGAATTTACAAAAATTATGTGATAATGTTTTACAGCCAGTTAGAGACCATTTTGGCAAGGTTGTTTCTATATCGAGTGGATATAGATCAGGTGAATTGTGCGTTGCAATAGGGTCAAGTGTATCATCACAACATGCAAGTGGCCAGGCTGCTGATTTTGAAATATATGAAGTTTCAAATAAAGTATTGGCTGATTGGATACATGATAATTTAAATTTTGATCAATTAATATTAGAATATTGGAAAATGGATGAACCTAATGCTGGTTGGATCCATTGTTCATATAAAAATGAAGAAGATAATAGAAAAGAATATTTAAGAGCAGAAAAAAAAGATGGTGGTGGGGTTAGTTATATGAAAGAATATACTAAAAAAGACGGTCCTACTAAAGATGATGTTATTAATTCATTAATGGAGTGAAGGAGTAATTGACATAAGCAGATTTTTATGTTATAATTAATTATAAAACTTAGGAAGGTATATTATGGCATTTAATTATGTAAAGATAGATGAATCAGTATTACCTAAAGGTTTAGGTGTGAAGGGAAAAAATCAAAACGGTATAAGATTTTATACCATTGATGGCGTTAATATGCCTTCCGTTACTTCTATATTAGGTTCTATTCCAGAACGTAAAGCAAAAATACAAGATTGGAGAGATAGTGTTGGTGAAGCTATGGCTAATTATATCTCACGAACATCCATTAGTCGTGGTAAAACAATGCATACGCTTGTTGAAAACCATTTAAGGGGTGATGATAAGAAATCCATAGGCATTACCAAAGTAACACCATTAGGATTATTTAAAATAATAAAACCATATTTAGCTAGAATAGACAATATACATTGTATTGAAGAATTTTTATATTCAAAAGAAATAGGTGTTGCAGGTCAAGTTGATTGTGTTGGTGAATACAAAGGTAAATTATCTGTAATAGATTTTAAATCATCTACAAAACAAAGAGATAAGGATTATAACTACAGTAATTTTCTACAAACGGCTGCTTATGCTAAAATGTTTGAAGAACTTTATCCTAATAAGAAAATAGAGCAAACAATTGTTTTAGCTTCTTGTGAAGATGGTTATGTTCAAGAGTGGATACATACTGAAAGCGACATAAAGAAACACCAAGAGTTATTCTATAAGCACACGACAGATTTTTTAAATTTACATAGCAAAACTTTAGTAAAAGCTAAATAATTTATATAAATAATAGTGTTATGTTTAAGAGATTTATACTAGCGGTTATCGCTTTATTACTTTCAATTAACATTTCATTTGCCGACGGAGAAGCGCTTAAAAGATATCCATTATACAAATCAATGGGACCTATGTATTGTGGTCCATTACTTCAAGTAAATGAAATGCTAAAGACCGAAGGGTTTGAAGTTTTTGCTTTAGGCTTTGGTAGGACTGCATCTAATAGGGATGGAGTGCTTGTTTATGCTGTTTTATTATACAAGCATAAAGGTAATAAAAATAATGTAATGATGACAGTT